GTTGGAAGGCTCTGCTTGATATTCAATATAAATTCAAAAATGAATTTATTAAATATGAAGTAGGCCAACCGATGGGAGCTTATTCTTCTTTCGCAATGTTGGCTATAACACATCATGTTATAGTCCAAATTGCTGCTATTATGGCAGGTAAATCTGAAAGATTTACAAACTATTGCGTACTCGGAGATGACATAGTCATTGCCGACGAAGCAGTTTCCCAAAAATATCTTCACCTAATGGAAACATTAGGTATTAAGATATCTACAGGGAAATCCATCTGTTCTATGGAATTTACAGAGTTTGCTAAACGTCTTAAAGGCGTTAATACAAACTTTGTGAATAATACCATCCCGAAAGGGGAATACAGAACAATATATGATCCTCACGATGAGAGAAATCTGATTATGGATCTCTCTCCAATCGGTAGTGGTCTTATATTATTTGTATTAAGAAATAGATGGGCAGTTTGTTTATTAATAAACGATTTACTGGTTAGAGGATTAATTCCGTATTGGAAAGTCCATCAATATATAAGCACTCTACCTCGGGTTTACCGAAGGTATAGTAAGCTTATATATTGGTTTGTTGCTCAGTACCTAAGGCATCAAGAGATCGCTGGTGACCCAATCATAGAATATTGGGATGCAGCAAGATCTCGAGATACCCTCCTTAAAGAGTCTGAAATTAAAACAGAACTCCTTAAGGTAAAGCATGAGCATGTATACAGAGATGTAGTTAGGTTAATTAAAAGCATTAGATATGCTTTTAATATTAGTATTTGAACCACTACCGTTGGTAACCGACTTCCTAACGGGATAGAATTAATTTACTTTCCTATCTTGCCTTCTTTCTACTTTTTAGTTAAATCAATTTTGATTTCCTTTAATGACATCACCAAATCATTTGGTGAGTGGTGAATTTTAACCACAGAAAAGGAATTGATTGAATCCTCAATCAGTATCCTTCAATCATTAGATAGGATTTCACTTATTGATTTAAGTACTAAAGATAGATTAAAGATTAAAATGACTTTAGAACAGTTATATTTACTGAATAAAGTTCTCTGACCCGAAATTAAAGATCTATTATTATACTTTAATGTAAGGGTAGTAACTTAATTGTAAGTATCCTGCACCTGAGTCATGATTTAACCATATTGGCTTTTCCTATTGACTTAATCCCCGAAAAGGGAATGGTTAAGTTATAGGGTGAAAGAAATTTCATCCTTAGAAGGAGCGCGGCTATAACTGAGATGTTACAGCTGCCCTTCACTCGGGTTGAACTCCGAGAGTCTCCGTCAGTGGAGAGTAGGATTAGCAACTGCTAATGGTTACCATCATTAGACGGCGATACTAAATAACCGTTTACGGTCCCCTGTATCCGCC